GTACGTGGACGTCGCCGGCGTGCTCCAGACGCTCAACCCGACGGCCTACACGGTGGACGTGGCGACCGAGCCGGCGCGGATCGTCCCGGTCTTCGGGACGCTCTGGCCGGGGACGCAGGCGGTGCCCAATGCGGTGCAGGTGCGCTTCGTGGCGGGCTACGGCGCGGCCGCGGCCGCGGTGCCGGCCGAGATCCTGGCGGCGATCCAACTCTGTACGGCGGCCTGGTATGAGTATCGCGAAGCGGTCACCAGTGAGAACCTGCGCGAGACGCCCTATTCGGCCGACGCGCTGCTGATGCCCTATCGAGTGGAACTCGTCTAAGGAGGACGCGATGCAAATCCGGATGAAGACGACGGCGGCTGGCCCCAAGTTTCACCGGCCCGCGGGCTCAGTGCACGAGGTCGAGGACGCCGAGGCCCAGGATCTGATCGACGGCGGCTACGCCGAGGCGGTCGAACCCGCGGCCAGCGAGAGTGAGGGCGAGGCAGACGCCGACCGACCGGCGAAGAAGGCGCGCCGGACCAAGGGCGAGGGAGACGCCGACCGCTAATGCGGGCTGGTCAGCTGCGCAAGCGGATCGTCGTCGAGCAGGTGACCGAGACGCTGAATGCCCAGGGGGAGCCGCTCCCCAGCTGGGGAGCCTTTGCGACGGTCTGGGCGGCGATCGCGCCGCTGGCCGGCCGCGAGCTGTACGCGGCGCAGCAGCGCGCGGCGCAGGTCACGCACCTAGTGATCATGCGCTACCTGCCGGGCTTGACGCCCAAAATGCGGGTGAACTTCGGCGGGCGGGTCTTCGACATTCTGGATGTGCTCAACCTCGAGGAGCGGGACCGGGAGATGCACGTGCTCTGCAAGGAGCGGCTCTAGATGGGCGAGAACGTGAAGGTGACGCTGGAGGGCGGCGCCGAGCTCGACCGCGCCCTGCGGGCGATCGACGCCACGGCCGCCGGCGAGGATCTCGAGGCGGCCGTGCTCGCCGGCGCCGAGCCGATCCTCGAGCAGGCGGTGGGCGCCGTCCATTCCGTGAGCGGCCTCCTCGCCTCGAGCCTGATCGCCGAGACCGTCGAGAAGGACCGCGACCACGTCACGGTGTTGGTCGGCGCGTTCGGGGCGCCCCATGCGCATCTCGTCGAGTACGGCCACCAGCTCGTCAAGGGCGGCCCGCTCGATCGCGGCGGCGCGGTCGTCGGGCACGTGCCGGCGCATCCCTTCCTGCGGCCCGCCTTCGACGAGCAGAAGGAGCAGGCCGTCGAGGATCTCGCCGACACCCTGCGCGCGAAAATCGAGCAGGCCGTCGGCGCGGGGCAGCCGTGAGCACGGTGGAGGAAGCCGTCGTGGCGATCGCCGTCGCCGGCGCGAGCCTGCCGCCGCTGCTCGGCACGCCCCTCCGCTTCTACGCCGTCCAGTTTCCCCAGGACGTCGTCTATCCGGCGCTGGCCTACCAGCGGATCTCGATGCCCCGCGAGCACGCCATGGGGACCGATCCCGGGATCGCCCATCCGCGCTTTCAGCTCACCTGCGCCGACAAGACGCGCACGGGCGCCCGGGCCCTGGCCGACGCCGCCCGCCACGACTTCAGCCGCAAGCGCGGCACGTTCGCCGGCGTCGTGGTCCAGGACGTCTTCGTCGAGAATGCGGTCGACCTGCCCTTCGATAACGAGGTCGAGGTCCATCTCGTGCCGGTGGATGTGATCGTCCATCACGTGGAGACCTGACCGATGGCGACCCAGGTACTCACCAACGTGAAATGCTGGCTCGCCGAGTACGATCTCTCGGGCGATCTCAACGCGGCCGCCGTCGATCAGGTGGTCGAGCAGGTGGAGGCGACGACCTTCGGCATCGGCACCAAGATCACGAAACCGGGGCTGCTGACCGTCAAGGCCAGCCTCGCCGGGCTCATCAATCTGGGCGCCGGGCTCTCGGAAGAGTTTCTCTCCTCGAAGCTCGGCCTCGCCGACGTGCCGCTCACCATCGGGCCCACGACCGGCGCGGAGGGTGAGCCCGGCTTCAGCTTCCCCGCCAATCTGGCGACGTTCAACCCGCTGGCGGGCAAGGTCGGGGACATGCAGAACTTCGCCGTCGAGGCCCTGGCGACGAGCGCCCGCCTCGTCCGCGGGACCATCCTGCACAACGCGGCGCGGGTCGCGACGGGGACGGGGACGATCTTCAACCTCGGCGCCGTCGCGGCCGGCCAGTCCGTCTACGGCATTCTCCACGTGCCGGCGATTTCCGGGGGTCCGACGGTCACGATCAAGGTGCAGAGCGCGCCGACGGTGGGCTTCGCGGCGCCCGTCGATCGCCTCACCTTCACGGCCGTCGCGGCGAAGACCGCGCAGTTCCTCGCGCTGCTCGGGCCCATCACCGATGCGTTCTGGCGCGTTACGTGGGCCTTCGCGGGCGGCGCGGGGCCGTCCTGCACCTTGATCGTCAACGTCGGGATTCTCTAAGGAGCCCTTATGGCGCAGCAAATTATCTCCAACGCCTACTTTCTGATCAACGGCGTCGATCTCTCCGATCACGTGCAATCGGAGAACTTCGACCAGGTAGTCGAGCAGCTCGAGGCGACGGCCATGGGGGCGACGACCAAGATCACGAAGCCGGGCCTCTTCGACGGCCAGCTCAAGGTCGTGCTGTTCCAGGACTATGCGACCGGGAAAGTCGATCAGACGATCTCGCCGCTCCTCGGGGTCACGACGGCGATCGAGATCCGGCCGACGAACGGCGCCCGCTCCCTGACCAACCCGGCCTGGACGTTCACCGGGTCGATCTCGAACTACAACCCGATCGCGGGCAAGGTCGGGGACATGCAGATGTGTGAGGTCACCATTCAGCTGGCGAGCCCGGCGGTTCGGCAGACCTCCTAAGGAGGCAGGGCATGTTGCAGCGCGAGCAGATTCTGAGCACCAAGGGACGGCTGAAGCGCGCGACGGTCGCGGTGCCGGAATGGGGCGGCGACGTCCTGGTGCAGGAGCTGTCGGCCGCGGACCGGGACGCCTTCGAGGCCTCCTGCGTGACGCGTAAGGGCAAGAGCGTCGAGGCCAATCTGGTGAACCTGCGCGCGAAGCTCGTCGTGCGGGCGGTCGTGGCCGACGACGGGACGCGGATCTTTGCCGACGCCGACGCCGACGCAGTGGGCCAGCTCTCCGGGGCCGCCATCAACCGCCTCTTCGAGGTCGCGCAGCGCCTCACCGGGCTGACGGACCAGGACGTGGAGGAGCTCGTGGGAAACTCCGCGGGCGGGGCACCCGGTGGTTCGGGTTCCGCCTCGCCCGCGACCTCGGACGTGCCGACGTCGACGGACTCCTCGGCGAGCTGAGCAGCAGCCAGCTGAACGAGTGGCTGGCCTTCTACCAGCTTGAGGAGGAGGCCCGGCAACAAGAGGACCTCAAGCACCAAGCGGCCGCGGGGCTCCAGCGGCCGTCGCTCGGGAGATAGGCCGTGACCATTGCCTCGCTCGTCGTCCGGCTCTCGGCCGAGACGGCCGAGTTTCACCAGGAGATGGAGAACGTCGCCCGCCGGGTCGAGCAGACCGGGCGGCGGATCACGCGCGCCGGGCTGGAGATCTCCAAGGCCATCTCGCTCCCGATCATCGCCGTCGCCTTAGGCGCGTTCGCCGCCGCCCTCGAGGAGTCCCACCGCCATTTCGGGCCCCTGTTCGTCGCCTTCGAGACGTTGAAGGGCAAGGTGCACGATCTCTTCCTCGCGATCGGCAAGGAGCTGACGCCGGTCTTCCTGGACCTGATCGCGGGGAAGGACAAGCTGCTCGACTGGCTGCGGGGCCTCGTGGACAGCTTCAGCCGGCTCTCCCCGGGCGTGAAGAAGGTCGTGATCGACGTGCTGCTCTTCCTCGCCGCGCTGGGCCCGACGATCGTGCTGATCGGGGGCCTGATCCGGGCGATCGGGGCGATCGGGACCGCCTTCGCCGCGCTGACTTCGCCGATTGGCCTGGTCGTGCTCGCCGTCATGGCCTTCGCCGCCGCGGGCTTCTACGTGATCACCCATTGGGACGAGGTCCAGCTGCGGCTCCTCCTGGTCTGGGTGGCGATCAAGGAAGCGTTCTGGGACGGCGTGAAGTTCGTGCTCGCGGCGATCAATCTGCTGACCGGGGGGCTGCTCGAGCTGATCGGGGTCATGCCGAAGCTGCGGGCCGAGCTCGACGCCGTCGCCGACCGCTCGATCGGGAAGTCGGCCGCGGCGATTCTGAGGCTCCAGCAGGAGATGGCGAACCTGCACCGGACGACCGGCACGCTCGGCACGGGCGTCAAGGCGATCGCCGACATTTTCCGCACCTGGGACGATGCGACGCGGAGCTTGAACGACCGGGTCGCGATCCTGGGGCCCGCCTTCGACCAGGCCGGCGCGCGCGCCCAGATCTACGGCCAGGCGATGGACGGGTTGCTGGCGCTGCACGTGCCCCTGGACGAGAAGTTGAACAAGACCGGCGTCACCCTGCGGCAGATCGCCGAGAGTTACCGGATCGCCACGCAGGAGAGTCACAACTTTCAGACGGGCGTCAGTGCCCTGACGCCGATCTATCACACCGCGGCGGCGGCGGCGGCGGCCTACAACGAGATCCTGCGGCAATTCGGCGGCAACGAGCAGCGGGCGGCCGACGCCTTAGTGCACATCACCGCGATTCTCCAGGCCTACCACACCGCGGTCCAGCAGACCTTCGAGGCAGTGGGTACGTCGATCGGGAACATGCTCGCCGGGACGGTCCATGGGCTGCAGGGTCTCGGCCAGGCCCTCGAGGGCGTCGTGGGCAACTTGCTGCAACAGGCGGGGAAGTCGGCGATCGCGATGGGGCTCGTGTCGATCGCCTACGGCGTGCTGGGTGAGGCGATCAAGCGCTTCTCGAAGAACCCGGCGGCCGCCATCGCGGCGGGCGTCGCCCTGATCGCCCTCGGGAGTGCGCTTAGCGCGAAGGCGTCGCAGAGCTTCGCCAGCGTCGGGGGCGGCGGGGGCGGCGGCGGGGGCGGCGCGAGTACGGCCGGCCCGGGCAACGTCGGGGG